TGCTCTTCTATTTTATAGACTTGATCTGGGGTTAATGGATTTTGAGGATCTTTTAAAAGATCGTCTGCTACCATTGCTCCAGTATGCATTCCTCGTTTGAAGGCGTATAATCCACCATGTTCAATTTGAATTTGACGACGACCAATTTGATACCTAAATGAATAATCTGCATCGTTAGATCTATCTGTCATTATTGGATTTAAAACTGGGTTACGTCGAATAGCATTTTTAGCTTCTTTGATATGATATTGACTCATCTTAGCGTTATATGAAAGATAAAGAAGAGAGGCGTCGCTAGGTTGCTTTAAAAGATGCCATACAGAAAATCCATGTCCAAGAATTGTACTTTTTAAATGCATACGAGGGAGAACTGCCATAAAATATTTATCTTCGGCTAAAGCCCTTTCAAGTTCATTACAGATGTAGCCAACATGCCAAGCATCAAAGTATGACTTCTTTTCGTATCCTAGAGACCAAATATCTCGGATAAATTCCCAAAAAGTACCAACTTTAACAAATTTTACGTCTAATAGCTTATCTACAAGAGAAGCTAAGCCGTCAGAATAAGATACTAATTTTCCGCCTGGTTCCCTGTTCGTTCGTCCCATTTTGCTATAACCAACTTAAGACGAGACCCAATTTGACTTCTAATGTCTTCGTCTTTAACAACTTCTACAATCGCATCAAAAATATCTTGAACAAATTCAACGTGAAGAATTCCTGCTTGAACCGTCCTTTGACCTTTAATAGCTACATCTACGACTTTAGCCGCTTCACCAGCAGATTTCCAATCTAATGTTGGATAAGCTGCTTTTGCAGTATCAAGCAATAAATCATAATCTTCTAGTTGACGTTTGGTAGAGGCTTTTCTTCTAGCTACCTCAGAATCAATTATTGACTTATTTGTTTGAACGGCAATTTCAGCTCTAATATCTGTCCAATTATTATTGGAAATCCAAGATCTAACTGTTGTATAGGTTAAACCTAAACCTTCATGCTTCTTATTCAGCTCATCGACAATGTCTTGAATCTTCGCATCTTTTTCAAGAAAAATTCTTAGAGCCTCATCTTTTATTTCAACTGGAAAAGAAGTTTGAACAGGATTCTTTTCAGCTACCATTAAACATATCCCCCTCCAACCGGGTCAGGAATATTACCACCTTGCGGCATTAGCTTTGTAAAGTCTATATGATCTGTAGCTCGACCGTCCTTACCCATCGTAAAACATTCCGGAACGTCTTTTTTATAAGAACCAGATCCAGATGGACCCATAGTAATTTTAGACTTACGAATAGCAATCACTCCTCTAGAACAAACCCCGTCGTATGCATCATCTGGAAAATTCCACGGCTTTGAAAGTTCATTTTTTGACGCAGTCATAAACTTCTTTAAACCAGAAATCTTCTTATTCCAAACACAATCAAAGAAATTACAATAAACAAGAGTTGGGTTTTCTTCTTTTAATGATTCTTCAGAAACTCCCTTTGGCCATTCGTCAATAGCCTCTTGGTTGACTCTATCTACCGCTTTAGATTGTTCATCCTTTTCATTCAACTCAATTCCAACTGAATAGATCTTGTTGTGACCAATTCTAACTTTACTCCATGGTTTTCGTTCAGCCATAACATAACCTCTCTTTACGCTTCTGGAATAACCAATCCAGACTCTGTTTTAGCCTCTTCAGATATCTTTTCCATTTCTTTTATAAACCATAAAAAAAATGCAATCACGTCTTCGTGTTTGTAGCAAAATTCTTGAGTATTATATCTCTTTTTTTCACACGGTGGAAAACGACATTTATCTTTTATAGCTAAAGTCATACTTTAACCCTTTCATCAAATCCAGATAAACCAATTGTTGCAGCATCACAAAAGTTTTGATCTTTAAAGTCTTTCTTCTTGCCAAAAGTCTTAATCGCAAAAGCTTGAACTTGCTCTTTTTTAGCCCAAGGATCTTTTATAGTTTTCTTTTTCCATGAAGTTACAGTTATTAATTCAAATGGAATCTTAAATTCAGATAAAGTCAATTGAACTCCAGCTACTACTTTTGCTATAGCTACTGTTGTTGCTGGATTTTGAATATAAAGCTCTTTTTCTACCATAGCCTTGTTAATTATTTTAATAGAACGTTTCATTTTCTTTTTAAAAGCTGGTACAATTTCAAGAAATCTTTCATCAGAAAGTGCTGCTTTACTCTCACATTTAAATAACTTCTTTAATTTTTTATCATCATCTAAAATTGCTACATGAATAGCTTTAGAAGAACAATCAATTCCTACTTTCATTTTTTGTTTTACTCATAATATTTGATGTTAACATAATGTATCTATTTATTATATGATGATTAGATGTCATTACTTATAACTCCAGTTGTTCTTAATGAAACTACTCGGGATACAGCAAAATAGGCTGTATCATAAGCATCCTTTATTCCATTTAATTTTGAAATAGTAGCTTCAAGTTCAATTTTTTGGAGTTTTATCTTTTTGAGGTCCTCAGAAGATTCCATAGCTTCACCATGTAAAACTTCCCGAAGAACTCTTTTTGCCCCAGAAGAAGTATATTTTCTGTCTAATTCAGATACTTTTCGAGACAGAGCCTCATCAAAAATTGCGTCCAATGCACCTTTTCTCGAAGTTAAATCTGCTAATTGTAGCTTAACATAAACAAGATAGCCACCAAAAACTGATATATATTCTTCTAACTGCTTATTGGTTGAAGAAGGTAGATTTCCAAGAGAAATATTTTTCTTTTGGGAAATAGTTGAAACATCAATTTCTGGAATACCAAGATCTTTTAAATATTGATTAGATTTAACAATAACTCCATCATATATTTTTTGCAACATTTAAGACTCATCTTTCACTAATAAACATGGGCAATATCTATCATGAATTCCTTCGACTTCATGAAGTCGAGGCATAATACCCATATTTATAATCTTCTCACACCTCTTCAATATATTTTTCCAAGCACTTTTGCTCTGCTTAAGATCAAATATCTTTATATCTTGATTATCTTTACATTCATAAAGAACTCCACCTTGTTTAATATCAAGCATATTGAGATAAATTTGAAGTTGAGTCGCATGATCTGATTTTGGACCAGACAAACCAGAAAATCCATCTTTATTGATTGTCTTTAATTCCACTACATAAATTAAACCATTCATATTAAGTAAAAAGTCTGCACGACCAGATATTGGTGGAAATTGATGCTTAACTACCACTTCTTCGTCAACCAGATAACCAAGCTGTGAAAAATATTTTTTATATCTACTTTGAGTAGCATTTCCGTGATCGAATATACGATTTAACTGCGGACTTATTTCACTAGATGGCAATCCAACATGATATGAAAGAAAAAGAGCTCGATCACAAGAATTTCCTAAAGCAGACGGATAAAAAGTACCTTTTCTTGATTCCCCTGGAGCAACATAAAGATGCTTATCAATACTTTTAACTAATTCTTCTCCAAATAGCTCTTCTTTAAGAGTATTCTTTTTGTTTGTAGATATTTCTTTTATTCCTGGCATTTTAATTCCTCGTCAATATCAAAAACCTCTCTCAATAGAATTTTTCTAATCTCATCTATTTTATTTGTTTTGATATGAATAATTTTTTTAATTCCAAACTCTTTAAGCTTTTCGTCTCTAATAGAATCTGCTTTCTTAAAATGACCATAAAGACCGTCAGCTTCAACAACATAAGGGACATCTTGAATTAAGAAGTCCACCCAGTAATTTCCGATAGTCACCTGTTCTTGAAAACGTAATCCAAGTTCCCTTAGAATATCTGATATTTTTTTCTCTTGTTTAGTCCCAGATTTAGGTGGCTTTTGAATTAATGACATAAGTTTATCAATTAAGAAGCTACTTCTATATCATCCCCAAAAACTTCTTCTTTTAACTTGTCTAATTCATCTTGGGAAGACTTGAAATAAGTTCTTAGGCCGTTAATTCCCTGGGTTGTTTGTCCCTTAAACTTGTACCATGCCCCACTCTTTTCAATAAGCCCAAGTTCAATAGCTTTTCTAATAATTAATTCCATAATATCGAATCCACCGACGACCTTAAATGGAACGATTATATCGTCCCAAGCTTCTCCCCCAACTTTTGTCTTTTTCATCGATATTTTCATATCAAATCCAATCTTCTGCTTGTCTTCTTCAATCCAACCATCTCGACGAACCTGAAGAATCATATGAGCAAAATATGTTTGTCCAATTCCTCCTGGCATGTTATCCAATGCAACTGGACCCATCGAAGACCTATTCTGATTAATGATAATTAGAGCAGATCCATGCTTTAAATGTCCCATTAATTTTGGCAACGCTGAATTAATAAATCTTGCTTGCCAAGCCATTGGGTTGTATCCGAATTTTTCATCCATGACTGAAGCAGGAACAAGACCTGCTATAGAATCTAACACAACGACAGGAACTCCCTTATCTAGAAGATAAACGGCAGTATCCATAGCTGTTTCACCTGTATAGCTTTGATGTACAGCAACAAGGTCTGTATCTACTCCACACTTTTTAACCCAATCTGGGTCCCAGGACATTTCAGCGTCTATCCAACCGGCTATTCCACCCCTTTGCTGGGCATTTTTAATTGCTTGCAAAGCAAGATATGATTTGCCAGAATTTGTTGGGCCAGTTAACAATGTAATTCTCTTGGTCGGTATTCCACCACCAATAAGTTTATCAAGAGGTGCTATACCAAAGGGAATCCTTGAATATTTTAGTTCTTCGCTTGAGCCAAGTTCAAGATCTTTCATTCCCTCGACAATATCTTGAATTGCTTCTTGTTGTGTTTTAGGAACCATTGTCTTTTTCCAGTTTTGGATTAGTCATTGCTTGGATTTTTGTAATTTCCAAATCAATTGCCTTAAGTACAAATGGCCATACTGCATTCACAGCTATCTTCGCACTGTCTAGTTGTGGTTCAATTGGAAGATCAGTATTGATATCACGAACAGTTACATCAACTCTCGCATATTGATTTGACTCAACTGGTCCAACACGTACTGTCATTCCTAAATGTTGATCAATTGTGGGCATAATTACATCTCCTTAATGTCGTTAAGTCGTAAATGATTATATAAATGATTATATGATTCAGTATTCCACTAATAAGCATTTAGGACTAAGAAGTTTTGTCATTTTTCTCCTTAAATTTATGCTTATGCGCTACACTGGGATGGTACACTGAAATATCAGTTGGAAGATAGACACCTAATTCTTGATTTTCCATCAACTTCTTAATTGAATAAAGAATGTCTGGGGCCTCTTTATCATCCACTTCATACACCAACTCATCGTGAATATTATTGACGATTTTGGTCGATTGTTTCAGTAAAAATTCATCAACATCATTCAGGCGATGACATACATATTCTCCAGCCGTTCCCTGGGTTAAGTAGTTAATCAGTAGATACGCCTTGTCTGGAGTTACACTGTATCTTCTTCCATATCGATTATGAACATAACCTCGATTTGTGACGCGCTTTTCAATCAATTTTGAAAATACTTTAGCTTCTGGGATCTGCGAAAAATAGATGTCCCTAAACTCTCGTGTTTCATCAATTGATTTGTCAATCTGGTTCGCGAGTTTCTTGATTCCGATTCCATAAATCAAACCAAAGTTAATTGCTTTAGCTAATGATCGATAGAAATCAAAGCGCTTGTCATCTTGCTTCAAACCCCAAACAGTTTCGACAACCCAATTATGCGCATCCCATCCCTCTCGATTAACCATTTCGGTAATCTTTGGATTGTTCAAATACGAATAGAAGATTCTCATTTCAATTTGAGAATAGTCAAATCCTATTAACGTTCTTCCTGGATCAGTAATGAACGCTCTTCGCACTGAAATATGCTTAGATTCATCAAAATCTTCTGTTAAATGGGAAATCCAGCTCATAAAGGATCCAGTCGCCCCACCCACATTAGATGTTTTCTTGGCTCCCATTAAATTCTTAACCATTTCA